AAGCTAACTTTATGAAGTTATCAGGATGTTCAGGATCTGTTATCCGTTCTACTAATGTATAGAAATAGTTCTTCCTATAATTTTTCATTTCCCTCTTTCTCCTTTACACATAAATTTCCTGAGACTTGGGACTCAGGATGTGCATTACTAGGAACCGAAGTTCCTAGCCCTCTGCGGTCAGCTCCACCAACCCATCTTTTAACGTCCCATCCTACACGCTGACACTTACCCATGGACGCCACAATGATCGTGGATTTTAACGATTCTTTTTTCTTGATTCCTTCTGCATAGCAATTCTGTTCTGCCGTGCTTTCCACTTTTTCTTAGAAAACGTATAAGGAACACGACTTGTCGAACCAGGACCGAATTTTCCCGCGTTTTCTTCAACAGGAATCAGCTTGATAGGTTTCTTATCCTTATCAACAACAGCACCAAAGAATTTCTTAACTCCATTAGCGAATTTTCCTAAAATGTTCATTTCTCTCTTTCTCCTTTATGTTTTTATTTAATCCGACTTGGAACGGATTATGTGCATTACAAACAGCCAATTTTCTGACTGTTTGTCCTCTGCTATACAGACGGTCTAACTTGTTTGAGGATTTCTTGCGTTTTTTCTTGCCATATTACATCCGATTCCAGAATATTTCGCATTAAAGTAATACCTTCTGAAATTTTATGAACCGAATACACATTATCATCATAAGAACCTGATCCTGCTTTGGGTAACATACATTCTACAATATAATAAACCTTTGATGCCAACGCATATCGGCTAATGAAGTCACCCCAATTGTTTGGTCTTCCATATTTTTCAGTCATTTTGTCCATTTCTTTGTGAATTTTCTTTAAGGATTTTACAGCAACCTCTAATTCAGCAAGACAAGAATGATAACCATCGTAATAAATGGTTTGAAAATTTCTGGAAGGTTCTTCCGGGGTACTCCATTTGTTGATGTAATGACGGGATTGCAGTTTTATATCTGCCAGGTGTTTGAACTTTGATTCCCTACTGTGCTTGGTAACATTTCTGAGGCGAACTTTATCTATGTTATTCACAAGGATAAAATCCAAATCAAAAGTGAAATCATAGTTACCCTCATATGGATCAGTTTCTCCTTTGAAATACAAAAGCAATCCTAATTCAGCCGCCTTCTCATTAAATTCGTTTTCCATTTCTCTCTTTCTCCTTTGTGTTTTATTATCTAGGACTTGGAACCTAGATTGTGCATTACAAACAGCCAATTTTCTGACTGTTTGTCCTCTGCAATTAATACTTTGACCAGATGTCCTTGTAAACTCCTCCGATGTCTGCATTAAGATCCAAATCTTTTTTGATGAAATCCTTTAATTGAATAACTTCCCATACCGCAATAGCAGTATTTTCTAACGGGTGACAACAAGGACATTTTGATTCATTCAGAACCGCCATCCAATAGGTTTCAAGAGTTTCATCCTTGTAATCAGGATCATCAGGAAGTTCTGAATCAACCTCAACAATCATTTTATTTCCAGAATCAAAAATTTCTACCAATGTTAATCCTGTTTCTTCAACATCCTCAATCAGAAGATTAATATCTTCTTCCGGCATTTCATCAGAAAATACAACAACCAATTTTGTTCTTTCCATTTCTCTCTTTCTCCTTTTGTTTTATTAGCAAGACTTTGGACTTGCTTTGTGCATTAACGGAATCATTTCTGATTCCGCCCATCTGCTAATTTACTGCAGGGTGTCGAACTTGTCCTTGTAAATGACCGTTTTCCCACTCTTTATCAGTAATGTAATAAGGTTCTTTATGCTTACCTACCCAATTGATTTCTCGCATGATCAACCAAAAGGTAATCCGTTCTTTTTTCTGAACCAGATGTTTGTAGAAGGTTTTGACTTCCTCTTTGTTTAATTCTACCATTTTCTTCTTGGTAAAATCAACTTCAAAGAACTGATAACCAATTCCGCCTGGATCAAATTCAATACACATAGAAGGGACTTCAAACATTCTGACAATAACAGTTCGTCCTTCACCATTCATGAATATTTCATTAACTCCTGTGTTATCCATATCTCTCTTTCTCCTTTTCTTTGTAGTAATTGCCTTAATTGACAATTCTCTTAATAGAGCAACCGTTTGCTCTATCAAGGCAACTTTCAACTATCTGCCTAAATTCCGATGAATCACTTTTTCTGATAATTGATAGTTCCTTTTGTCTATAAAGTTCTTAGGTTCAGGTTTTTCTCTTTTATCAGATTTAATCCACGAAGTCAAATCTCCTGCACGACCGCCGTATGAAGAAGTTCTTCGGTATTTTGTAGCTTCCGAATAATCTTTTTCATAACCACGTTCATTGTCCTCAAACGCTTTCAAACCATGATGTGTGGTTATTTTCACAACAACAGCAGGCTGAAGATAAGCCTTCTGTGACCATTCAACACGATTTTCTTCCTTACGAACAATTATCTTCTGGATCGGTGTCAAAGCATTCCAGATACTAAATTCTCGCTGACCTGTCCACTTCTGACTGCGAACCAGATCATGAACTCTTGCAACCGCAACAACAAATGTCCTTGCAGTCCTTTTTCTGAAATGTGTTACACGGATTCCGTTGATATGCTCGTAAATGATAAATCCTTCACTTTTCATCTTTATTTCCTCCTATTTTGATTTTACCTGCAAATAAGATTTTTCTTACTAACAGGGAAAATCAAAAAAGAGAGCGGGAAGAATAAACCTCCCGCTCTCTTGAACATTGTCTAAATGCACCGACAATGTTTTTAAGGAGAAAAGAAAGAGAGTGCCTAGAGCAATCAGCAAATTAAATAGATGACAACCTACGACTTCAGCGAACGGGAAATAAACTTTAACTCTTGGTTTGCTCAACTAGCATTATAATCAATGCCTAACAATATCATTCTTGATACTTTCCTGCCAAGTCTGTTAAAGAAGTGTTACCTGAAAGAATCATGCTCTTTGGTTATCACGATACAGCACCCTCGACATTACTAATGTTATGTCACAAATCGTACCGTTGCTTTTCACAACCTTTTAAAGTGTTCTCTAGGACTTCGGACTGTTCTTCTCTTTGACCGCTGAACTTATCGTTTTTAAGACACGCTTTGTCCTGCTATTTCTCAACAGTAGGCAAGAAGATCAATTCTACATATCTGGTGTCAGTCTCGGATTTCAGTCTTAATTTGTCAATGGTTCTGGCTTTTAAGCTCAAGTGCGATGGAATCTTGCGTAGAGCTGCATCACAAGGATGCTGGTTATCATTTATTATGTTATCAATTGTACAACTAAATGATAAAGAAAGCCTATAGTTATGTCAAGTAAATATTTGTAGAGGTATTCATAATGAAATTAGATACTTACCTTTAAGAAAAAAACCTTTCTAATAATTTTTTAAAAATTGAGTAAATAACCGCTAAGAAAGAAGGAAAAAAACTAAACAATCCCTAATAAGCTGATTTAAGCAAGGACAGTAGTGAAAGCCGTTTTTGCTGTATAGAGAATAGAGAGTAGATAGGTAGGGATTTGTTATATAGAATAGGTTTTTTGTTAGTAGGATGGGAAGTTTCTGTAAAAAATGGTTTATTAACGGAAAGGGGTGTTTTTTGAGGTTTTAGGAAATAAAGAATATTTGTGGTTTCCGTTAAGGAGGGAGGAGTTTTAGGAATTCTTTGTTTAAAAATAGGTTTTATTAACGGAAGTGGCGATTTTACGGAAGTGGCGATTTTAGGGTACCTCCACCCTATCCGCATAATCCTATCAATAAATCCAATCCTGAGGTTTTCTTTCTTATCCTGAATCCTATCCCTTTACGCTATCGGGTAAGGTGACTGGAATAGGTTTTCTTAGGATTTCCTTCCTTCCACTGGATTTCTCTTCCTTTTCCTTCCTCCCGTAGGGCTACGGACATATAATCCTTTACCTGCCTTAGGGATTTCTTATTTTCTTAGGTTTCTTCCTTTTTGCAAGAACTTTCTTTTTCTTGCCTTCCTCCCGTAGGGCTATGAATTTCTTACTGTAGGAATTAATATCTATTTAGATAAGATAATAAACCTTTCTTATTTCTAGGGAGAAATATGGTACATTAAAGGTTTTCTTAAAAAACGTATAATCTAGCGTCCTATGCTCTTTTTATGGATGTCCGTCATTTAAACGAGTTAGTATAATTTATGCCATAGGAGTTGGTTTATAGACCTCTGCCTGCCTTAGGGCCAAATATAGAGTTTTTATTCCTATTTAAACCTTTTTAAAAGGTTCTAGGGAAGCTATTGACTTCTCCAAGGCACTACATTAATATATAGCTGTAACAAAATAAAGTGAGAGAAAAAAAAAGGAGAACACAATGAAAAAAGAAAGAATCGTACCTAGCGAGTTAGAAAACACAGAGAGCATCCTCATGAAAAAATTAGTCGATGAAGTGAAGTTGAATATCATCCGCAACATTTTGAATGACATCCACGATTATGACAATAGATTTGATGTTCCTCACATTATGCACATTTCTGACATTGTTAAGCACATACAGGAAACGGAAATTTCAGAAATCTTTTGCATAGACCTTATTGATGATCTGCGAAAATAAATAAAACCTAGATAGCAAGTTAATCCTTGCTATCTTTTTATCATTGAAAGGAGAGTAATGAAAAAGCGTAAATGGAAATTCAAGGATTGCAAAGCGAAGAAGGAAATTAGGAAGATTATTAAGAAATCCAAACAATTCAGATCAAATGTGAGGTAAAGGATTATGAGCAAAACAACAGTTTATGAAGAAACAGCAAATGTTATTTGGAAGGAAATGCAAAAAGCAAAGGAAGATTATTTAAACAAAATAAACGAACTGTCAGGTACATGGATATATGCAAAGTTTAATGAAGAAGGTGCTCCTAGTCAAAGTGAATTATCAGATCCGTTAGGTGAGTTTGAAGTAAGTCTTATTGTTGATACCCGGCAGTCAGTAGTATTTGAATAGACTCTTTTAAATCCGTCAGGTCGTTATGACTGACGGATTTAAAGTATCTTTGCTATTCCTCCCTTCCACTGGATTAATTAAAGAGCCCGACCATAGGACTCCTGGATTATTTTAGAAAGCCGAATAAAGAGTTATATACCTACCTGCCGTAGGTGTAGGCACATATACCTGCCTTCCGTAGGGCTGCACTTGTGTATAGCATATTCATATACTTCGATATGTATCGAAATATAGTTATATAAACTATATTAAAAGCATATTAAAAGCTCATTATATGCTTATTAAAATAGTAAGTAAAATACGCATAAAGTAGTATTTACTTTCCGTTCGTATGTTAGTAAGTTAAGCTTAACAAAACATAAAACAATAATGTTTTATGAACTACTCGAAAGAGTGAAAGTGAGAATAACAATGAACACAATGCAAACGATCAAGAAACATGTCGAAGAAGTGTTAAAAGCAAACAAAATTGAAATAGACTTTAAAGCAAAAAACATCTTGAGTAAGTGTACAAGTCAAGCGTTATTGATTGACGTTTGCGCAATGCAAGAAAAGACAATAGAACAGCTAACAAGTTTAATGATCAAAAAGACGTTTTTTAACAAAGAAGACAAACAACTAGCACTTGCTCAGATAGTGCGTCATATCAAAGATAATGACATCAGACTTGCAAAGCGCATGTCAATACTCGCTAACAAGTCATAAAAATAAAAAACTGTTAAGATACGTCAGCTTTTATCTTAACAGTTTTTTTATAAGTGATGGGCAAGGACCTCACCATAAATTTTTTCCCAATTTTTTGAACCAAAACCCTAAAACCTTCACTTTTGATGTATTTCATACCTATTAGATAACTGATTATATCATCTGTGTTCTTCAATCGAGCCATCAGGATACACTATCAATATCGGTTTACACATCTTCTTAGCGTATCTGATTGTAGCCCACGTACCTGATCTTAGTTCTTCTACAAAATCTTTCGGGGTAGCAATAAGCTTGTCAGTACGATCTACAATGCTGTGATTCCTAGGCAGATAGTCTTCTGCCTGATACAAAACGTCAAACTGACAGAAAGCTCGCTTATATGTCTTAATCGGTGGGTGTCCATGAATTAACGTATCAGGAGAGTATTTCCTGATTATATTATGAAACTCTTGATCTGAACCTATACAATCTCCGTGGTGTGCTTCTTTATAAAAAATCGGTTCTGCTAACAGTTCTATAACCTTCTCGTACTGCCTATTTGTCATTCCTTGTTGAGTTCCTGTGAATCCTATTTTCATAATTCCTCCATTAATCTGTTTAATATGTCTTTTCCACATTCTAAACAGATATTGACATATAAGTGGTTTTTAGAGATGAATAGGAACTTTTCTCCTTTGTCTATTGTTTCCTCTCCTACATGGCATTTCCTTGTTCCTTCAGCTACTTTTATTTCTATAATTGGTTTCATAGTTTCTCCTTTATGCTTTTACCCATTTATTGTTTCTTATAAATCCATGATCTCCACATCTCTTACATAAAATAGACGGTGATAATGTTAGAGGATCTTTTGACTGGATGTCCCAAGACACAATCTCTCCTTCAAATGCTTTGTCCCAAGCACCTCCTTTGAATGGAACCCAACCTACACAATCTTTACCTTCAGGAGTTTTATGATGTACATTGATTCCTGTCTGAGGATCGTCTTCAAAACTTTTGTATTCTATTTTGTGATCTTCTCCTATGTCTATTAACATAATATTTTCTCCTTCTTTTTATTATAGCAAATTTAAAAAATTATTTGACAATTAATTTTCGGTAGTGTATAAAAGAATCACTCCTTTCGTTCGGCGTTTTTCTCGGGGAGGTAGGAAATGTGAACCTGACATTTCCTGCCTCTCTTTTTAGCTCTTGACTACTTTCTCCTATTTTGCTATATAAGAATTAATTCAATAAGGAGATCCTTAAAAATGAAAATGGATATTGCTAAGATAGGAACTTTTGATCTTGATAAAGGAAATGTTCGAGCCAATGTCAAGATGTTTGCTTGGGATGGTATTCGAGAATGTGATCCTCATGAATGCCCAATGGTTGATGAGTGTGCATATCCTCATAAAGGAAAGTGTGCAGTTCAAGTTCAATATATGCAAGCGTTATATACGGCAATACTTAATACCTATTCATTCTTGGATGAAGCTATGCTTTTCAAGATAGGAATAGAACTCATTCCTCTTTACGTTCAACTCTCCCGTTTACAGATTATAGAATTGTCTCTTGCTTCACCTGTTTATCAAACTAAAGTAGGACCGAGTATTCATCCTGTCTATAGAGAAATCAGAGATACTTTGAGAGCAATTCAATCTATGTGGAAAGGTTTAGAAATGTCTTTTACTTTTGGAGAGAAACTTAATCTTCATCATAAAGGAGACGGGAAAAAGAAAGTTGATCTTGAAAATGGTGATCCTGATTTTTATAAAAAGATAAGTCAAGAAGGAGCTTCAAGGAAAGGAGTTATTAGATAATGCCTGAAGAAAAACAATTGGTCAAGAAAAAAAGTAAATTGATCAAAAAAGCTCTTGCTAAAAATTCTACAATCAAAGGTTTGTTTACAGAAGAAGTTTATAAAGTAGTAGATCCTGATTCACTTCCTCCTTATCAAATATATGAACCTGATTCTTATACTGATGGTCCTGAAGGATTTATCAAGTGGTGTGAAGATAATGTTTATATTCCTATATATCCATTCGGCTCAACAATGGCTGTTTGGTGCTGCATAGGGAATTTACCTGATACTGTTAATCCCGAAACTGGGCGTTCTTACAAGTATATTTGGGAACAACAAAAAGAGGTCGCCAGAAATGGGCTCCGTATGGTTGACGGCAAATTCCTTTTTAGATTAATCTGCTTGTGCTGGCCACGTGGAGAAGGCAAGTCTTTGTTTGTCTGTTTGATTCAATTATGGAAATTTTTTAATTGGTCTAGGCAGCAGATTGTTCTTGGTGCTAATTCTAAAGACCAAGTAACTTTTGTTCATTTTGATATTATCAAGGATATTATTCTTAACAGTCCTAACTTGCTTGCAGGTGTTGGGAAGAAAAATATACTTGAAAAGAAAATAAGAATAACTGATGATAAAGGAAATGATGTTTCAGTTATTCGAGCAATCAGTTCATTCAGTGGCATTGTTTCTAACATTACAGGTTATTCATTTTCAGAAATCTTTGATATGAAGAATCCTAAGTTCTTTGTACAACTTGATGGTTCTATTCGTAACATTCCTAATGCTATAGGTGTTATTGATAGTACAGTATCCACAAAATCTCATATCTTATATAAGCTGTTTGATAGCTTTATAAATAGGTCAAGCAAGACAATTTACTTTGATTATCGTTTTAGCAAAGAAGGGAAGCAAGAGGATTATTGGAATCCTAATATGTCTCAAAGTCAACTTGATGATTATAAGGCTAAATTTCCTTTAGGTGATTATGAGAGATATTTCCTTAATTTGTGGAGTTCTTCTTCCCAGAAGATATTTACTCCTGAGATGCTTGAAGCTATGCAGTACATAGGAATTGATGGGGCTGTTGGTAATAATGTTGAATTGATGAAAGCTGTTGGTTATAAAGTAGAAGCTGAAGAGGCAGTAAGAACTTTTGCAAAACAAGGAATCATGGATTCAGAATTAGAAAAGAATAGGGAGATAATCAATGATGTTAAAAGAAGGGTTATTCCTTTAGAGAAATATTATAGTTTGCGAGATGCTAATGGTTTTCCACAAATGGCAAGATTGGAAGTGCTTGATACGTTGGGAGCTTTGTATGATACAAAGTGGGCTGTTCTTGGTTCTATAGATAGAGCAGACCCTTTAAAAATATCAAATAAAGGAGCCAGGACTATTTTTACTTGTATTGCTAAAGGATTACCGGGAAGTGGTACAAGACCTTTTATAGTTGATGAAGATAAAGTTCCAAATTACATTTATGTAATGCTTCATTTTGCAGATATAACGAATCATAGCTTAGAATCATTGAAAGAAATTATTTTAGAATGTCATAATGAATATGGGGGAATGGATAAGCTGTGTGGGGAACGGTGGGGCATATGGGATTTAGTTCCTTGGTGTGAAGAACAAAGTATTCCTTTTGAAACAGTCTTTCCTACGTATGAAAAACAACGTGGAGCTTTTAGTGAATTGTATCTTCTTTCTTCTGGATGTAGGTTTAAATGTCCTCCTTTAGGGGTAATAGGAAGTAAGGATATAGATTTGTTTAGAGAAGAAGCAGGAGTGTTTTTTCATGATTCTGATAAGAAATGGTTTGGCTCTCCTGAGAAAAATGATAAAGATGGCATACAAGATGATAGTATGTTTGCGGTTGCATGGTGTATTTATGGGGGAAGGGAGTTAAATGTTAATGATTTTAAAGAAAGAAGGAAGGATTCTTACTTTGGAACAATGATTATTAATCGGCAAACAGCTGGTTTATACAGATAGTTCTTGATATTTACCCATTTTTATGTTAAAAATCAATAAAAATGGGTAATTTTTTAATGTTTTTAGCTAAAAAGGAGTAAAAATGAAGAAATTAATACAAAAAACAGCAGTTTCAGAACTGTCCCAGTTGACTGATAAACAGCTTTCCTTATTATCATTCTCGATGCCCTGGCAAGAAGGAGCAATAAATGAAGATGTTGATAGTGGAAAAGATGCTGATGGGTTCTCTTCCGCAGATATAAGCAGCGTTTCTTCTTTAGGAGATAGAGAAACACTTCAGAGAACTCTTTGGAAGAAGTTTAACAGTAATCCTTATGTTGGTACAGCAGTACGAGGTCAAGTAGGTCGTCTTACAGGGTTAGGTTTTGAAATCAGTTCCGAAATCTTTGAAATCAATGAAGCAATCGAAGAAAATGAGTTTGACCCAAGAAATCGTCTGTATATGATGTGGTCTAAATATGCAGGCAGAGCAATCATTGAAGGAGAACTGTTTCTTTGTTTGACTGTTCATCCTGATGGGTTTATCGAAACTGATTTTATTGATCCGTCAAATATAACAGGGGGTGGAGAAGATGGTATTCTTTATCATCCAAATAAAGCAACTTTACCAATGTATTATTTTGTTACTCCTCCAGATGTTACTGATAAAGTTAATGGTAAATTTTTAGTTCCTTCTATCTTTCTTGCTTACTATCCTGATTTAATTAAAATTGGAAAGAATATTGATGGTTTTACTGAAGAATTGGTTAAAGATTCTAAAGGAGGAAGTAAGTATTCTAAAATTGGAAATTACAAAAGATTTATTGTTTCGTGGGATAGGTCTTTTGTTACTCGAAGAAATGTATCTAGTTTGAGAACTGTTCTTGAGTGGTTAAATCATTATGAAAATTTAAAGAAGTATGAGATTGATCATAAAAAGTCTGCTGGTGCTTATTTATGGGTTCTTACAATGGAAGATCCTAAAGCATTTAGAACGTGGCTTTCTTTAACAGATGATGAAAGAAGAAAAACAGGTATTATGGCAAAGAAAACACCAGGGGGAACTTTAATACTTCCTCCTGGTATGAAATTAGAAGCACAAGCTCCTAAACTTCCTACAATAAGTGAAGGTGATACAGATATACTTCATATGGTAACTGGAGGTTTAAATGAACCTGAAGATGTTTCTACGGGACAGTCTAAAGGAACTTTTGCTTCAGTAAAAGCTTCTCGTGGTCCGATGTCGGATAGAATGTCAGATGAGATCGCTTATTTTGACAGATTTTTGAAGTTTGAATATTATAGAGCAGTTTTCTTTTTAAAGAGCAAGGTGAGTGGATTCCCAGAAACCTTTTCTATAAGAACTGCCACTAAATATGATAAGAAAAAGGAACCTGTATTTGAGAATATCAAAAGAAAACCAGAATTTTTAATTGATATTTCTTATCCTACTTCTGAAGTCATTGATGCTGAATCCAGAGCAAGGGCTTATCTTGGAGTAAAACATGGTTCATTGTATGATACTATCGGAGTTCCTTTCAAAGAGATTGCTAAGAAATTAGGATTTGGTAATTATCCTAAACTTCGATTAGCTTATGAAGTTGAGAAAGATAAATATCCAGAAATGTTTAATCCAGTTGATGCTGGTGGAGAACAATTAGATCCTAATAAGAGAGCTTTACAGAAGAAAAATAATCAACAGGTGATTGATAAAAAACAACCGATAGTTAAGAAACCAATAGTTAAATAAAATACAATCATTAGGAGATACTAATGAAAAATGTTCATGTTGTAATGCCTTTCTCTCGACCTTATATGATAGAGGAGTTAATAAGAATATTTGGAAAAGAAAGATTAAATTTACTCATTTTTGAAAATCAAGTTTTTGAATGTTCTTCAGATTGGCCAATTCCCATTATTGTTTCTTATCAAAAAGTAAAAGAAGATATTTGTTACCATAAAATAAATCAATTCATAAAGACAAATATTATTGTCGATGATGATTATTACTGGTGTATGTGTGATGATGATTCGATAGAAGACGGTGTCCTGTCTGCAATCGAAAACATGAACAATGACATTACTTTTATTTCTATGAAGCGGGGAGATGCTGTTCCTGAAGGATTACCATTATTATCACAACACCCCACAAACACTTTATATGCTAATCCCGAAAGTATTTGTATTGGGGGTATTGGTTTAGAGCAAATGATTATTAAAGGTAAGATTTTTAAAAAGTTATTATTCAACGTAAGAAGTCATACTGCTGATGGTCAGATGGCGATGTTTTTAAAGGACAGATATCCTATAAAATATGAACCTAATTTATTTGTATTATTCAATTATTTTCAAGAAGGAAGATGGAATAAATGAATGTAGATGAAGTGATTACAGGTGTTTGTGTTACGTGGAATACAAAAGAACTTATAGAAAGAGCTTATAATTCTATTAGACAATTTCATCTTAAAATGAAAATAATAGTCATAGATGGTTCTACATCGGGAGATTTTTGTTATTTATATCTTGATAGTTTGAAAAGTCAGGATTTGTATTTTCAAGTTGTTCATACTAATTATAATATAGGTCATGGTCGAGGAATGAATTTAGGAATGAAAATGGTGCAAACACCTTTTTGTTTATTTTTTGATTCTGATATTATTATGGTAAAATCTCCTTTAGAAGAAATGTTGAAATTAATGGAGAACGATTCTTTTGGTGTTGGTTATACGGAAAAAGTAGGATATGATGGTTTTGATTATGGAGTACATCCACATCATTTGAAAGAACCAGGAATTAAATATCTTCATCCTTATTTTCAATTGGTTCAAGTAAAAGAATTTTATAAATATAAACCTTATGTTCATCATGGTGCTCCATGTATATCTACTATGTATGATATTCATAAAAGGGGAATATCTGATAAAGTATTAAAAGAATTTCCTGGATTAGGTCATGTAGGTAAAGATGGTATTTCATGGAAAGCTTGTGACGGTGAATATGTTATACATGATGTTAATTATAGGGGAGGTACAGGCAGAATGAGAGTTGCAATGGGATTACCACACATTGAAGGAAAGTGGGAGAAAAATTACCGATGAATATCACAGGAATTACTTGTACTGGTGATAGACCAGAGTGTATGAGTTTATTGCTTAAATGGATTACCCGACAAACAAAACAATTGTCTCAATGGATTATTATTGATGATGGCAAAGTTCCTTTAAATGTAAGTAATCTGCCTGAATATGTTCATTATTATAGACGGGAACCTCAAATAACCGACCCTAGCCATACTTTAATCATGAATCTGTGTAAAGCTTTCACTTTTGTTTTTGGGGATGCTGTTTTGTTTATAGAAGACGATGAATATTATTCTCCTAAATATGTTGAAACAATGGATAGTTTTTTAAGTAATTATCCAATAGTAGGAATATGTTTTGCGAAGTATTATTTTTTACCTACAGCGAAATGGGCTATTATTGGAAATCATGTTCATGCTTCTTTAGCTCAAACAGGAATACAGACTTCTTTTATTTCAGAAGTAAATGAAGTTCTTGAAGGGAATCCTTATTTAGATATGAGAATATGGGCTAAAGCAAAAGGAAGAGGTTATTTATTTAATGATGGAAATACTGGTTGTTTATATTTAGGTATGAAAGGAATGCCTGGAAGAAAAGGAATAGGAACAGGACATAATGGATTATCAAGATATTATAAACCTGATATACAATTAAAAAACTTATATCAATGGATAGGAAAAGAAAATGCTGATATATACCAGAAATATATTCTTTCTGGAAGGAGATAATTGTGATACCTAAAGGAAAATATACATATGGACCAGAACCTATTATTGAGGGAATTACTTCAATAGCAGAAGGATCTTCTATAGGAAACTTTTGTTCTATTGCAGAAGGTTTGAAATTTATCTGCAAAGGTGCCCATATGATTGATTGGGTGACTACATATCCTTTTAATGTAATGTGGAATAGAAAAGATGTTCCTTTACATGATTTACCTCCTACTTCTCCCATTACTATTAAACACGCTGTATGGATTGCTTCTAACGTAAAAATAAAACAAGGAGTGATTATTGAAAGCGGTGCGGTAATAGCTACAGAAAGTTTTGTGACAAAAGATGTTCCTGCGTATGCGTTAGTTGGTGGAAATCCTGCTAAGATAATCAGATATATATTTTCTAAAAAACAGATAAAAGATTTATTGCAGATACAATGGTGGAATTGGAAAGATGAAGATATACAAAAGATTGTTCCATTATTAACTTCTTATGATGTTGACAAATTTATAAAGACAGCAAAGGATATGTTAAATGATAATAGGTAAAAATGTAAACATCAGCCCTAGAGCAGTTATTTATGACCCTGAACATCTTACAATAGGAGATAATGTTCGTATAGATGATTTTTGTGTTTTGTCTTGTGGGGGAGGTTTATTTATAGGAGATCATGTTCATATAGGTTGTTATTCTTCTATTTTTGCAGGTGCTGAAAAAGTAATCCTTGAGAATTTTGTAGGGTTATCTGCGTATTGTTCTGTTTATTCTGGTTCAGATGATTATTCAGGAGAATCTTTAACCAATCCTACTGTACTAAAACAATTTAAGAATGTACATATAGGAAAAGTTATTTTGCGAAAACATACTATTGTTGGCAATGGTTCTATTATTTTACCTGGAATAGAATTAGAGGAAGGAGTTGCTGTTGGTGCTCATTCAGTTGTAAAACATGATTGCAAAGCTTGGGGAATTTATGCAGGTAATCCTGTAAAGAGAATTAAAGAACGCAGTAAAAATTTATTAAATTTGGAGGATGCTTTATGCCAATTGGAATCTATCAAATAACGGAAGAATTTGAGAAAGCTTTGTGTGATTATACAAAAGCTCCCTATGCTATTGCTGTTGACAATCAGAGCAATGCTTTATTTTTAGCGTTGTTATATGAAGGTATTAAAGGAAAAGAAGTAACAATACCTGCTAGAACGTATCCATCTGTACCTTGTGAAATCATACGAGCAGGAGGAATTGTTAAATTTAAACCTCCTGAAGAAAAAACTTTAAAAGGAGCTTATCGGTTATCTCCTACTAGAGTAATTGATTCGGCATTAAGGTTCACTTGCAATATGTATGTTCCTAATACATTTATGTGTGTGTCTTTTACTGGTCCTTATAAAAAGTTAAAATTGAGTAAAGGCGGAGCTATTCTTACAGATGATTACAATGCAATGCTGTGGTTTAAACGAAAGAGATTTAGTGGTAGAAGGGAATGTTCTTATCATAACGATAATTTTGATATGTTGGGCATAAATTGTTATATGATGCCAGAGATAGCAACTAGGGGATTATTGTTGATGAAACAGTTTTATGATTTTCAAGATAATCCAATTCCTAATAAAGATTTAGAAATACCTTACCCTGATTTATCTCAATTTGCTATATATAGAGGAAATTATAATGAAAGAGGAGATTACGAAGATAAAGGAAAATAATTATGAAAAATTTATTTGAAGAAGCAAATTACCAAACATTTGATTTTATAGGTGGGCCTAGACGGGGAAGTGATAGTGGGAAAAAATATGAATTGTCCCGTCTATCTGAATTTGATGTGAAAGGAAAAAGAGTTTTAGATGTGGGATGTAATTCAGGATATTTTCTTTATCGAATGTTAGATAAGGATCCTGAATTTCTTTTTGGTATAGATTTGAGTGAAAGCTACATTGCTTGTGCCCGCAAATTTAATGATTTACATTTCAAATCAAGCAAAGTCAGATTTGTTCGAGATGATTTTTTCACCAGAGATTTTAATGAAAAATTTGATCTTATAATTTGTTTTTCTACTTTTCATTATTTTGGAGAATTACAAAAAGCATTTTTCGATAAGTGTTTTTCTTTGCTGAATGATGATGGTATATTATTACTTGAGATGGAAGAGTTTCCTAAAAATGATGTCCCTATGGTAGATCGAAGTGAACGACCTGCCGACAAACAAAGATATCATTATCCAAATGAATTGATGCTTAAAAATTTTATTTTTGGTCATTTTAATATTTTCGATAAATATATTTCTGTATTCCAAGGAGGATCTTTATACGATAGATATTTTTATAAATTACAGAAGATTAAGTTTGTTCCTGGAAAACGTCCTTTATTAGAAAAATATCAAAAAACAATTATTATTGTTACTGGAAAAAGTATGTCAGGAAAATCAACTATTAGTGATGATTTGCTTAATGATAATATTTCTTATGTAGCAATGGATAATCTTTGGTTTTTAATTGATCATCAAATACCTGAAGTATATGCGTATTTAGAAAAGTATGGAGAAGAACAATTTATTGAATATATGGAAGCAGTGGATAAATCCCTTTGTCGGGAACCTTTCATTGATTATTTTTTTAAAAATCATTTTTCTAACAATCCGTCTAAAATAATAATAGCAGATGGGTATATGTTTTTGTTTTCAAATTTACTTGATTACTTTTTGCAGAAATGTGAAGAATGTAAATACAGGGTGTGGGTGATGGAGAGAAAACTGTGAAAAATAAAATTAAAGTTTCAATTTGTTGTATTACCTATAATCATGTAAAATATATTAAGGAAGCAATTGAAAGTTTTTTAATGCAGAAAACTGATTTTCCTTTTGAAATATTAATTCATGATGATGCTTCTACAGATGGGACATCCAATATTCTTAAAGAGTATGAGAAAAAATATCCTGATTTAATTAAGGTGATTTTTCAAAAAGAGAATCAGTATAAAAGTGGAATGTTAGGGGGAAAGTTTTATGGGTTTGAACCATTTGCTCAATATCTTTACCCTATAATGAAAGGTAAGTATTTTGCTTTATGTGAGGGAGATGATTTTTGGACAGATCCTCTTAAATTGCAGAAACAATTCAATTATATGGAAAAACATCCTGAGTGTGTGATGAGTTACCATAATTGTGACATGATGTTGGAAGAACACAAGAATAAAACAATTGCTTTTAATCCATATGGTAGGGGTAATAAATATTATACTGCAAAAGAACTTTTAGAGACACCTACAGGAATAGCTACTGCTACTAAGATGGTAAAGAATATTTACAACAAAGAAACGAAAGATGATTTTTTAAAATTTAGTGGAGATTGTCTATTTTCTACTTATTTAGGTATTCATGGGGATTGTGGTTTTGTTGAAGACATAAAACCTTCTATTTGGCGTATTCATAAAGAAGGAATGTGGTCAGGTAAGACAACTAGGAAGAAATTAATGACTGTCCAGAATATGGACATCTATTTGTACAAACTGTTTTTAGAAAGAGGGAATAAAGAACATATTGAAATCAGAGAAAGGAAATTATTAAAAAATTACATTTTTGGAATAATCATTCCTACATATCAACGGGCAGACAGAAAAACACCTTTTTATCTTCAAAGAACATTAGATTCCGTTTTTGCCCAAACACATAAAGATTTTTTCGTATATATCATAGGGGATAAATATGAGGACAATGAGGAATTTAAAAAGATATTATCTAAGTATCCTCAAGAATACATTTATTATGAAAATTTACCTAAAGCAGCAGAAAGAGATAAATACTTCAATGTTGAAAATAAAGAAGCTTTATGGTGTGCAGGAGGCACAGTTGCTACAAATAGAGGGATAGATAAAGCTTTGTTAGATGGTTTAGAATATATTTGTTTATTAGATCATGATGATTATTGGACACCTGATCATTTAGAATTGATCAATAAA